TAGCCATTATGGCCTCCTTACGTGTTTAGGATCGGAGTCAACTCTGGATGACCCGCTTGAGTGAATTTGTTAACCAGAGTGACGTTATGGGACCGAATGGCTTCGTACATATAAAACACAAGCACCTGCCGGATGTTTTCCCGGAAAGCTTCAGCCTGATCCCGAATAGCCGGATGTGTCTGGCTACCTACAAAAATAATTTTATCGAGTGCGCGTTCGGCAATCTCTTCCGGGGTAAACCCACGGTTATTCGTGGTCATGACCGTTACGCTTCCAACATCACCTGTTCCTAAATCAAACATATATTACCTCACTGGATACCGTACTTGGGGGGTCCGGTACATGTCCTGACGGTTCTTACCTTCACCCAACTGCTTCAGCATAGCAAGTGCTTCGCCGTACCGCTGCTGGTAGTTAGCAATAATCTCCGCTTCACCCTTCATGAAGGTATAGGCTTCCAGCAGCGAGCCGTAAAGCAGGACACTATCAAAATTATCCCCAAGCCATGTCGTACCAGCAGTGACGATGGACTGGGGGTAGTAGAAGTAGTGTAGTTCCATTTGGTAAGCGGCGTCAGGCGTAGGGCCAAGGATGTACGAGTTCTCGTCAAAGAACGCATAGTGGGTCGGAAGGCCCGTATCGGTTGGGTTAGGGAACGACTCGCGGATGAAGTTTACATCCTTATTGAGCAGATAGCTGTAGTTCCCACTTGCGTCGATCACAGCCAGCGAGAAGTTGGCAAGCCAGTCAGATGGCACCGACAGGTACTTATTGCCCGACGTCAGCGTCCCGGTCACGTTCTTACGCAGGTCCAGAAGCTGGACCATATTGTAGATGCGCTGCTCAGCCTGCTGGATGAACGTGTTAATCTGTTCGGTAGACGTAAGCGTCACGGTCCCCGTACCAGCGGAGTCCGTCCATGAGGTATTGGGGAAGTCGTTTTCGACGTACCCCTTAATGGTTTCGAACAGAGTAGCGTAGTTCATTAGCCCATCTTCGTGCTGCTGCTATTCCCACGTGTGGTGTTCTTAGTACCACGGGTACGCAGCGTTTGGGTGTTAGGGATGTTGTTCGGATAGCCGTTGTTGCCGAGGTTAATATCCTTGCTACCCGACATCGTGTGCGGCGCAGCATAAGCGCTTGCAGGCTTGTTGTTCACCTTAGCCATTCTTCACCACCTTCACTTCGTGCTTAGGAACCGAGCGCACAGCGCGCTTTTGGTTTGCAACCTTAGCAAGATTGCGTCCCAGCTTTAACATTTGTTCGTTGGTTTTACCACCCTTAGCCATAACTTACTCCTATGTTTGAACCGTAACTGTACCTATACTACCTGTAGCTACTAACGCATTTGGAAGGTCAGGCAAAGCTAAAGCATTATTTAGTCCTACCGGTGCCCAACCCCACTGAATAATACGGCTACCTTCGCTGGGACCGCCAAAAGCTAGTGAATTGCTTGCTGGCACTTCCCCGCGAACTAGCTCTTTAAGCCCGGTCATACCCGCTTGCCAATAACTGACGTCAGGACGCGGGTTACGCAGTGCCTGCGGGTCATCTACCGGATACATACCGATCTGAAGCTGCGGCTGGTCAGGCTCCCAACAAGTCGGACATACGAGGATATTCGTACTCTTGGTCTTGATGGTGAGCCTTTTAAGCTGCTTTAATTTGTATCGGAAGCCACAGCGGTCGCATTCCGCAATGGCCTTTTTACCGGAGGCAAACGGATTAGGCATCGTACCTCCTAGATAAACATCTGGCGCGGAGCGATCCGCAACGGGGCCTTTTCGCGGTCTTCGTCAGAAGCCTGCTGCCAAGCTTCATCATACATCTGCTTCAGTAGCGCTACACGGTCCATAGCATTAGGTATTTTAAGCGACAAGTAATACGCCAACCCAGCTACCATGCACGGCAAGAAGCGGAACGGGATGTCCTGCGTATTGATACCATTACCGGCGTCCTGAATGCGGCGCAGGCGGTAGTAGACAAAAGTGTAATAGTTGCTTTGCTCTGGCGCGGGCCACACGTTAATCTGCGGAGGAGCCACGCCAGTACCCGGATAGGTCGCACCTGACTGGCGGTTGATCCACACTTGGATAGGACGCCCTTGGGCATTCTTGTTTGGGATCGTGATATACGTGTCAGCGCTAATACGGTTAATGTTAATATCAAGCTGGTTTGAGGTTGTACCTGCGTTCGTACGGATAACGTGTTCCATCAGGTCAATCGTGTCTACCGGCAGGTCATATGTGATCTGCCCCTGCACCATAGGGATCGAGCCTTGCTCGATAGTCCACAGGTTAATGCCACGGTTTGCCCACTCAATCGTCAGCAGGTTCAGGCTGCGGCGGGCCGTCTTAAGATCATAACCACTACGAAGCTCAGCACCGCAACGCTCAAAAGCCTCTTCAACAAGCTCATTGAGATTAAGGTTAAATGTTGCAGTGCCAGTCGTGGTCATCGATAACTCGCTGTCTTCTTGGCTATGGCCTTCGGCTGCTTGACGAACTGCTTGCCCGCCTTAGTGCCTTCGCGCTTCGCCTTGGTTGTAGCAGCATATTCAGAAGATGTCAGTGCCTGCCGTGCTTTCTTTGGCAGATAGCGTTCACCGGTTGCCTTTTTACCCTGTGTGGATGGCTTGCCCGACTTGGTTCCCCAGTCTTCCTTAGTCCATTTGGACAGGGATTTCTGCGCTTCGGTCTTCGGGCCGCTGTAGCTTCCACCAGACTTCTTATAGCGTTGGGTCGCAAGCTGAGCTTTGCGTGCGGACCACTGACCCGCGTCACCACCCTTGGTGCCAGCTTTTACACTAGCAACAATGCGCTTCCACTTACCTTCGTCGGTGTGCCCGGCCATTTAGCCCCCGAGGTTCATCATGTTCATGTTACGCATGGCCTGCATACGCGGGTCTTCCTGACCTACCTGCTGAGTCGTCGGAGCCTGCGGCATCATAGGCTTCATCTGGTTCATAGCCGCTTGATACGTACTCTGCATTGGGTTCATTTGCGACTGCATTGGCTGTTGCATAGGCGCATTATCTGGACGCCCCGCCATCTGGTTCATAGCCGCTTGATACGTACTCTGCATTTGGTTTGGCTGGCCCGACATCTGACCCGACATCTGACCCGGCTGAAGTTGACCCATAGGCTGAGGTTGGCCGGGTTGCTGGAATTGATTAGCCCCCTGCTGCACAAGCTGCTGTGCCCTCATCATGGCGTCCATGTTCTGGCCGTAACCCGGAGGCATCTGACCCATAGGCTGCTGGTTCGGCTGTTGCATACCCTGATTATAATAACCCTGCATCTGGGTCATAGGCGGCTGACCACCGCCAAGAGGAGCACCAATACCCGGACGGAGCGCACCTAAGCCACCCTGCATCTGACCCATAAGGTTCTGCATTGGGGGACGACCACCCTGTGGGCCTTGGCCCTGTCCGCCGCCGTAGCCACCGCCCATAGGCTTACTTTGCATCTGACCCATGGGGTTCTGAGACTGCTGGCCAAAAGCACCACCAAAGTTTGGCAAATTCATCTTACTTACCTTTCTTGAAGCCTTTTAGGACCTGAGCAAACCGTGCGCGCTGACCCAGTTTACCGGGTGCCTTAGCTGCCTTGGCAAGTGCCTTAGCCGGGATTTTCTTGCCCTGCGGGATACCCATTTGCGCGTGAAGTGCACCGGGCTTCTTGATGGCCTTCTGGATGAAGTTAGCTTTACCGCCCTTGGCCATACCAATGGCTTCGCCCTTGGGCATCTTGGACTTTTTCATGTCCCCCATACCACGTGACGGACGCATTAGCAGGAGCCGCCTTTTTTCATCATGCCGCCACGGCCCATCTTAACCATCGTGGTCTTGGTCTTGCCTTTGGTTTCAATACCGCCACCCTTGGCGAATTTCGGCATCGCACGGCCCTTGGTGTCGGCTGACTTCTTCATCATTGCAGCGCCAAACTTAGTTGCCGCAAAGGGATTACCCTTGGCCTTAGCTGCTGGCTTTGCCTTAGCTTTTCCGCCCTTGGCCATATTTAGATCACCCATCTGCTTGGACGTCGGGATTGCCTTAGTGGCACCGCCCTTGGCAAAGCGCTTCGCGCTACCCTCCGAACGGTTGGCACTATCGACGACCTTGCCTTCTTTGGTCGTGACCTTGGCCTTCTTAAGGCGTTCATCCTGTGCTTTGGATGCTGCACGTTCGGCAGGTGTTGGCTGTGGTGGCATGTTACTTACCTTTCTTCAATGAGGCGCGGGTCTTGCCGCGCTGAGCAATACCGTCGATGGAACCGCCTTTGGCTTTCTTTACCGTGGCTTTACTCCAATCAACTTTTTGCGGGCCGGGTTTATAAGTATCCTTTGCGCGCCCAGCATTTTCCATATTTTTGCGCGCAGCAGCCTGCTTTGCGGCATAACGTGCTCGTGCCTCATCGGACCCAGTGAAAAACTCTGAAATTGATTTTCTAACTGAACCTCTAGCCGCTGCATCAGCCGCCCTTTCCTTTGCCTCTTTCAGCGCCGCTGGATTCTTGCTCATGTCAAGCAGGGAGGGCTTGGAGGTTGTGGTAGTCGTAGTAGCCGCAGGGCGTGGAGTCGTCGTAGTAGCCACAGGGCGTGGAGTCGTCGTAGTAGCCGCAGGGCGTG